ATGGCATCTTATAGCATTCAAAAACGCGAAAAAGCCGACGGTACTGTGCGGCATCGCTGCCTAGTTCGTGTAAAGAAAAACGGCAAAATATTATACACGGAGCAACGTACCTTTACCAAATATGCCGCTGCCGAGGCATGGGGTAAAGATCGGGTGATTGATATTGAGTCAAACGGGTTTGCTACTGAGGATACGGCTCCTATTACATTGGGCAGCATCATCAGCAAAGCCCTGACAGATGAAAACATCGACAGCAGCATTGGTCGTTCGAAGCGCTTTTGTTTACGGCTGTTATCGGATTGCGATATTGCTAAATTGAATCTGACTGATATTAAGCCGCACCACATCATCGACCATTGTAAATTGCGGCGCAGCGCAGGCACAGGGCCATCTACCATTGCAGTTGATGTAAGCGTGATCCGATGGCTGCTACGAATCGCTAAATCAAATTTTGGGCATGAGGTTTCACAAATTTCGGTTATTGAGGCTTACGATGCACTGTATAGCCAAGACTTGATCGCTAAATCGGGGAAGCGTTCGCGCAGACCGACTACGGATGAGATTGAGAGGTTAAAAGTTGGATTAGCTGCAAGAGCAGATCAACGGGCTGCACACATCCCTTATATTGATTTACTGGATTTCTCGATACTGAGTTGCATGCGTATTGGTGAAGTGTGCCGGATAACATGGGACGATGTAGATGAGGCACAAAAGGCCGTGATCGTTCGTGACCGTAAGGACCCTCGCAAAAAAGCAGGCAACCACATGTTGGTACCACTGTTGGGTGGGGCGTGGGAGATACTGCAAAAGCAGCCGAGGAATGATGCACGGGTTTTCCCCTACAATGAGCGTAGCGTTACTGCAGGGTTTCAGCGGGTACGTAATGAATTGGGCATTGAAGATTTACGTTATCACGACCTAAGGCGTGAAGGTGCCAGCCGGCTATTTGAGAAGGGCTATAGCATTGATGAAGTGGCACAGGTGACGGGGCATAGGAATATCAATACACTGTGGCAAGTGTATACCGAATTATTCCCTAAGCGGTTGCATGATAAGGATGTTTAGCTTATATCTAAACAATAATAAATGGATGCAATTTACTGCATCCTCTCTATTTATGAACTAGCTTGATTTACATTTTTATATGTAAATCTTAAAACGGCTCTTTCAAAAAAAGATAAATTTAGTATATAAAGCGCAGAATTTATATTATTCAATGCTTCCTCATATCGCTCTATGATATGCGAATCATACTCTACTAACATTCCTGACAGTTCCCACTCCATAGAAGTATCAGGCTCGCCTCTTATTTTTATTTGTAATGTTTGACGAGATTCAATCAAAGTAATTAACTGATTATTAATAGCGTCGATTCCAGACAGATTACCCCATAAAAATTCAACTTCAAAGCTAGTAAATTTACCGTTAGAAAAAATTAAATCAACACCTGATTCTTTAAATCTGAACAAAGGATTTTTGGTAAACCGCCCCCTTTCTCTCATCCCTTCTATTTCATTTTTTAAAATACCCAAGTTACTCTCGCACATGAGTTTGTTACTTTCTAAAGATAAACGAATTATACTTCTTACCATTTTATCTTTAGCTCTTTTACTAAACCATGATGAAATAAAATTGGTCATTAAAGTGACTGCACCAGCAGAAATTGCACCAATTAATGCACCTGAAACGACAGGTATCATTTCTGGGGTATTTAGAAAGGATATTGTTGAGCTTGATAGGTCTGAAATCTTACTAAGGAAGGTCAATTTTTAGTCCATTAAAAATAAATTTTTAGATAGTCTAAACCTCTATCTCCACAAATGGCAAGTCGGGTGCTGTTCCTAGCACCCTGCCATCTTGTACGTAGATGTGATCGCCAACCGTTCCTGAGCCAATGGCGCGGATAGTGTGGCCGCTGGCACTGCTGGCTGTCACAGTGCCATCGGCGTTTACGGCAGCGACTGTCATGATCATCCGTGGCAATACTAACGCTGTTTGAAGTTGTTTAAGCATGATGCCTCGCTGGCTGTTAGCAGGGTTACGCGATTGAGCGGATCACTGTAATGGATTGTTCGATATCGATATCACCGCGATCACTGACGCTGGCGCGGATACTCCAACTGTCACACGTTCCTTTAAAGACTTCGGCACCTTCACGAATACCAATCAACATGCCAGGCGTTGCGGGTGGCAAATCAACCATAACGGGCAAGGATAGCGTGACGTTCAGCTTGTCGCCTGTATCTGCCAGCGCATTGGTGCCAGCGATGCGCGCCGCTTGGTTATCTACGATCAACTGGGCGCTAATGTCAGCAGCAGGAATATTGCCCGCGCTGCCGGTGCGTTTCACCTTCGCGCTAATCCCTTGTTGTTCACCCCGCAGCCACACTACATCACACAATGGATTGCGAGAGACTGACTCGCTGTAATTGGTGATCACGGCATCATGCACTGTTAGGTCTGGTACCGCTGTTGCCATTTCCCATGGCACTGTTGGCCAGCGGGGAATGATAGTCAATTTACGGGTGGCATCATCCGCTAAGATCATGCAGCCCAATTGGCTTGCAGCTTCATTAATCGCGTCGATAGGTGACTTGTTACCCACGCTGAACGCGCCTGCAGGTACGCTAAAATCTGGTATCCCGCTTAGCTCTGCAGTCCAGCCCGTGTTTTGCAACAGATCACCGATAATACCGCCAAGGCTACGCAAGACAGTGTTGGTGTAGCTGATTGGCAAAAGGTAAGGCGATGACAGCTCTGCGGCGCGTGATCGGCCTGTGCTGCTGTGAGTTTCAATCCCGAAGGCTTTGCTGGTGCTTGGCTGCTCGGCAATGGCATAAAACTCATAACCGTTGATGGTGATCAGCAATAGCTCATTATGGGCGCGCTGCGCATCGATACGGCTTGAGAACTCAAGGCTAACCGACCTCGCCCACTGTCCACGGCTTTGGCTAATGCTCACACTGGTAATCACAATCGGTAAACTGTCTGATACTCGCACGCATGTGATCGTTGGCTGCATTAAGTAGTACCTGCGGATTTGTGGTTCAATCGGGATTTTAAAATCGATATTGGGTAATGGTGGGTTAGCATCGATAAGGCCGCCGCCATCGTCCCAGTAGCACACGTTCGGTGAGGCCGTGAACCGTAAAACAATCGGGTTTAGTTGTGTAGATAATGGTTCATTGAATCGAAGTGTGACCTTGCCAACGGGTGGGCGATACTTGGTAGAACATACCCAGCGCGGTTCGTGGAAGCCCCATTTAATCGACTTTTCATCATCGACCACAAAACCACGGTACTGAATAATCAATAGGCTTTCTTGGTCTTGACCGTCTATCCACACGACTGCAGTCTGCAACTGGTGCGCAGCAATATCCAGCCAGTTAATTGATGATTGTATTTGATGCTCATCGGGCACAACCCAGTTAACGCTTAATGTGACTTGATGATCGATTGGCAGCGACCAATTAATGCTGGTGTAATTTAGAACCTCATCATTATTCAGCCAATAGATCTGTGACAGTGAATCATTGGCTATATTTGAAACCCAAGCTGAACTGATAACAACTTCACTAGAGTTGTAGTTTAGCCATGGTGACTCGATTTTTGATTCAATATCACTGGCGAACTCCGCAAGCATCAATGACTGCTCGATATCGCTCAACATTAACCAGATGAAACCGCACTCAATACCAAAGCTGTTATCAACAATTACGGGGGTATCAATAAACCTGATTGTTATTGGGCTGACCGCATTTAACCAAGGCGTATCAAACCGTATTATTGTCGCCGTCATGATCTGATATTCACAAGATTACCGTCTATTAATTCAGCCTTTACACCATCAACGAACTTGGCGTTATAGATACGGTCACGGTCTGTTATACCCACAATCAATTCACTACTTGTTGCATATTTAAGGGGTACAATAGTTTTGAATATCCCACCGTTTGTACTGAATATTTGATAGAAAGCATCTGTAAAATGTCGATCAAATATAATCACACACTCGGCATCAGCATCAACATCAACCTCAATCAATGCTTGTGTCATTACAGTTGGTAAGCCACAGATTACGTTTATGACGACACTAGACATACCATTCACCACCCAATGATATAAACGCATTCGCCTTTTGCATTCCGGTAACAAGGAGATAATCGATACCTTCGAATGTTCTGATTACTGGTAATACTGCATCTTTATAACCGCTAAATTGTGTCTTAAATAGTCCGGGGATAGTCCCTCTGCACGCAGGGTTCGTAACTAAGCCAAAAGAGCTATGAATAATTGACACTTTTACTAAATTAACGGGTACACCAATTTGCTGTGGATCGATTACATTGCCCTGATATGCCCAACCAAAATCAGGTTGCCAATCTGTTGAGTATCCAAAAATAGTTGAGCCACCATTAGCCTCATATAAAGCACATCTAGGTATGTTTTGTGATGAACCAATATTGAGTGCGTACCCAGTATCAGCACTGTCGAGTGTAGGATCGCCACATGTTAGTAATGTAAATATCCCCATATCATTTGGTACAAACGACTCTATATCACCAATGAAAAAATACTCACGATATGCAAGTACACTCGTAGTTGATGAATTATTAAGGGTCTCGCCTGATTCTTGTATTAACCAAAAACCTTTACTGGTGCCAACAACCATCCACCCACGAACAGTTCCCAGACTATTAGAGGTCATCATTACGCGATAACCTACCTTTTTAAAAAAAGCGTCTATTGCTGTAATTGAATTTGCACACGTTATACGCAATGCGGCATTAATAGCGTCACTACCTGTATGGGGTTGAAACTGAACAGCCCCACCAGAACCACCATCGGCAACGTTGTTTTTAAAGACAACTTTATTGTTTGCAGCATCTTCAAAGTCAAGTGTCCAACCAAGTGGTTGTTTTTCACCATATCCCTCGACTAAACACTTTTTCAGTACAGTAATCCAACCACTTGGTTTAGTAGGAATTGCAGGTGCTCCCGCATCCGTATTTCGATAAACAGTTACTGGTAATCCCATTGCATACCCCTATTAAGATTCGTTGCCACGGAACGCGAGCACGGCGCGGTCGGTGGTGATTTGACTGTGACCGCTTTGCACTGTACGCAATAACATCACGGGTTTACTTGCGGCGTAACTCATAAAACGAATGGCTTCACCTGGTTGCCAACCCGCACCAAATGCGCCAGCACGAATAATGAAGTACGGCTGCAGGGTTAGTGGGTTAACGGGAGCAAAGTTATTAAGCGTATCGCCAATGGCAATTTGACCGAGGCGGCGACCAACACAGCGGAATGCGGTTGCACTGGTAAATATCAAAACCCAGTCCTCATTTACTGCAGTGTCGTTACGGACCTCGATGGGGAAATCGACGGTATTCATGTTGCCTGTGGCGGGTGCACCATCTAGGTCCCAATTATTAGCCCATGCCGTCATATCCCGCACCGTGCCAATACGGGCCTGTAAGTCACCTAAATTTTGCACACTCGATACATTGGTACCAATGGGATAGCTTTGGCTCAGAGGGGCGGCGAGGATTAAGGATCGCTCCTGTACGTCTGTCACTAGCGCAATTTCGCCAATGGTATCGGTGAGAATGAATGGCGCAGTGAAGCCCGTAAAATCGCTATTGATAGTGACAACACCTGTCGCTTTAACCCATGTGTAATGGGTATTAGCCAGCGTCCAAAGTGATTTACCATCAGCATCGGTAATATCAACAAAGCGCGCATTGGCGCGAGCGTTGTAAGTTTGGGCTGGCGCTGGGCTGCTCAACACCTGTATTTCAGTTTGTTGCACTGAAATCGTGTTCCATGCGGTGAATGTATTCACCACACCTCCGTTCTTAATCCGCAATGGATTAAGACCATATAACTCGGGTGGTGGTGAAAGTGTGACAGTCTCACCAATGTCATAGCGCAGCGTGGTTAAATCAACGGCTTGGCTAAAGGTGAGCTGCACATTTGAATCTGTGATATTGCCACTGATACCTAAGCCGGTGATCACGCCTGCGTTATCACTTGAACCAGATAGCAGGGTGTCACCTGCAGCGTTGCTAATGGTGACATAAAAGGTGTCATAAATTGGGCTGTCAGTTACTAGCACAAAACTGACGGTATTGGCTGAGGAAGTCGATTCCTCAATCAGACAGTCATAATGCACAGTGAAGTCACCGCGAGCATCAATGAACTTAGTCACAACGCCAGTATGGTAGTCAAGCTGTGCTAAACGCACACCACGGCTGACGAAGTTACCGCTAGATGTTTCTGTCATACTGACACTGCCGTGAGCAGTATCTAAGAATGTCAGCACCATTTTAGTGGTACCGAGTGATATCTTTTTAAAATCAGGGAATGCGTCGGCGCTGCTATACACTCCATATTTTGCAGATGAGATGTATTCAATTGTCAGCGTATCAACACCTGGTAATTTAGAAGTGGTATTGGCTGTGATAGTTGTGCCTGTGACGCTTAAATTCCAATAGGAAAAATTTGAGGCCGTCATGCTGGGTTTAAAACCCAGAACCTTATTAACAAAGTCATTATCTAAAATATCTGGCACATCAAAAATGAAAGTGTACTGACCATAAATATAAGGCTGAGAAACGTTATTTTTGATAACGGTACTTGGCACATCGCTACTGCCGCCCTCGACAATACTTTTACCTGTCAGTGGATTAACCGTTTTTACTTTTGGTAGCAATTCAGTTTGAGTCGATTCAACAGCCAAAGTATTGGTTGTTGAGGCCGCAGTGAGTTTGGTTACGCCATGATATTTAATGCCATCGTTATCACTGGTGTAACGTAACTTGGTGCAGCCTGACTCACCATTAATTGTTACATCATAGTTTGGTGTAATAAATGGAATGGCAGGCTTAAACTTCACTGTACCTGTGGCGCCGCCAGTAACCGTTTCTTGAATTTGGCAGAAATGCTCAAACCGTGGATAAAGTGCGTTTTCGGCGCCAGGGTACTCAACAGAAATAACAACGGTTTGCCCCTGAAATAATGTGACGTTAGCCCAATACTCAGTACCATTAAACATATAACTAGATTGCAGATACGACTTAGGAAAGGTGTCTTGCCCTTCAAGAAAGCCAATCAATCGATTGCGGATCAACTGGCCAGCACGAACAGATGATTCCAGAATCTCCACCATATCTGTCATGCGGTCAGCATCATCAAGCGTAGCGGCCTCTGCGATCAATAAACTGACTAGATTATCGGTTGGCTTTTGGCTCATGAACACATGACCATCGAGCAAAATTGATGTGTCAGGGGTATCGAGTGCAGGGTAACACTTCACAATATCAACCGCTGATTGCGCGTGATCTATGTCTGAAATGGCGCGAAACAGTTCGTTTAGCTTGCCAGACTCAACCGCCAGCTTGGTACGTTGTCCACCCGCATCATCGCTTGAGCCCAATTGCTCGGGTTTAAATACTTTTAAATCTAAACGGGAAATAGTCATAAATGGCCTATAAGGTCAGAAACTTAAGAACCACGTTAGTGAGCTTTTCAAACCCGCCAACTTCGTCAAATAAATCCTCACCCGTTATAGGCGAGCCTGCAGTGTTATCCCAAACCACGTTATAACTGGTGCCTTCATAGTCCAAGGTGAAGGCGGTTAACGTAATGGCGGCATGGGCTTTTAGTTGTTCAAACTCAGTGCGCAGCATCCATCCCGATTTGGTGCCCAACTCCATGGCAATACCGGCTGGGATAATGGTTTGCTGCACCAATGGCGCACCGTTTAAGGCGCGCTTCATGTTGGCCGCCACGCGGGGCGTGTTGTCGCGATTTAGCCACAGCAAATCCACCGCGATATCGTTCTCATCGATGGTTGTCATAAGGACCTTTGATTAAATGGGGCGAATAACAGGATTGGCTAACCGCCAACAGATTGCAGACGTTTGATCTCGTTCATCAATTCAGTGACGAGGCTGCGCTTCATTTGGGCGTTAAAGGTGCTATTGCCAACCTGCAGTTGCAGCACTTGCATATCTGAAGTGTTAGCGACAGATTGCGTGCTGGTTTGGGTATTGGCTTGCGTGTTAACGGTAGCGGTTGCTTGATTTTGAGCGGTAGTTTTAGCAGTCGCGGCACTGGCTTCGGCTTGCTTCTTCGCCTCGGCAGCGCTTTGCTTATCGGCGGCTTGCTGAGTTTTAATTTCGGCAGTGCGGAACTCATAAACTTGCTTTAGCGTTCGTTCTGCTTCGCGCAAATCGGCAATAAGCTGCTGGTCACCTGTACGTTCAGCAGCAACAAGTTGCTGCTTTAGGTCGGCGACTTGTTCCTGATAGCGGCGTTTTTCAATTTCATCTTGGCGGCCAAGGTAGCCATCAAGCTCATCCTGCAGTGACTTAAGCGTCGATTCTGCACTATCGCGCAATGCATCCATGCGCTGTTTGGCGCTGGCCAGTGCGGAAGTGAGCAAAGACATATCTTGATCATTCACTAGATCAAGCGCTTTGGTTGCCCGTGTTGCGCTGTTGATAATACTGAGATTTGCTTTATCAGTATTATCGAGTGCATCCACTAGATTAAGCAGTTCAAGCTTTTGGCGATAATAGGCGCGCTCGGCAATCTTGCCGGCTTTCTCTGTTTCAAGTGCCCAGGTGCGAAGCCCTACAAAGTCGATGGTTTTAGCAAGGGTATTATCTAACTCGTAGATCACCCCTGTTAGCCGCTCGATTTCGTTTTCGACTTGCCCAAGATCACCAAATTCCTTTTTCACGTTCTGCACACCATAAACAATGGTGTTGAAGTAACGCGCAGCACCATCACTTAAAGCTTTTACGTTGTCATATATGGCGGTACCAATATCGGCAAAATATTGGGCAATAGACTGCAACCCAATGCCAGCTTGTTCGGCTGACTTTTCTACCGTATCCATGGTATTAGATATGGTGGTACCTATTTCTGTAGAACCTTTTTTTACATTATCAGCCGTTTGTTGAGTGTTATCACCTAAGCCAGATTGGGCATCTTTTAATCGAGAATATTGCGCAATCAGTTTATCGATATCGCCCGCAAGCCCCATAGTCGCAGCTTGTTGCCTTAGGCTAGCCTCAACCTGCCCATCACTTGCTTGACCTACTTTTAACGACGCTTGTTCGGCCTTAAGCGCGGTTTCAGCATATTTTAAAAATGCTTGGTTTAGCTCATTAGTTGAGGCAGTGCCATCCTTAGCGCCTTGTTTAACTTCTTCATACGTCTTTTTAGCCTCGGCCGCTTGGTCACGTAAAACCTTAATAGTGGTGATGCCCGCCTTTGCCATTGCCAATTCAAAATCATTGGCGGCAGTGGAGGTTTTTTTAATTTCAGTGGTTAACTGAGTTTGTGCCTTTGCCAACTCAGCGGCCGTTTTCTTGGCATTGTCTTGGGCTGTTTTATAGTCCTCAACCGATGCTTCACCAGCAATAAAGGCATCACGCACTTTAGTGAGTTGATCTTGCGCCAGCTGGTTTTGCTCATTGCGAAGATTAACCGTCGCCGTTGACAGGGCAGCATTTGAGGCCGCAAGTTGATTTTGTTTATCAAGCTGCGACAACTGCACATCACCGAGGCGTAATGTGGCGTTTTCAAGTTGGATCTGCGCCGCCTCAAGTTCAGCAAGGGTTGCTGTACCTGAGTTTTTTAATGCGGTGTAATGCTCTTTAGCCGCCTGTTCGCGCGCCTTCCATGCATCGACTTCTTTAGTTGCAGATTCATTGGCTTTTTCGGCCGCGGCCACCGCTTGTTGACTCGCTTCTATCTGTTGTTCAAGCTGGCTTTTAACCGCCGTTTTAACCTTCTCGGCATTATCAACTTGGGTCTGAGTGGTGCCATCCGAGTCTAAACGGATATCAACACCCATTTGTTTAAGTGCAGCAGTCGCATCACGGGCATCTTGCTCGACTTGATCAAGATAAGCCTTAGAGACAGCCTTAAGCGCGTTCGCTTGGGTTTGAAGAGTTTGCGCTAACTCATCACCACCAAACACACTAATGACCGTAGCCCAACCTTGCAGAATAAGGGCAAACACACCACTTATTGCGGCGCCAAATGTAGCCACCACAGAGGTGAAAACATTAAACACTAGTCTTATAGAACCCGCGACAACATTAAGCCCAGTAGCAAAGGCAGTGATGTTTTCCAGCATGCCTTTAAGGCTTGCGCCGCCATCTTTTAAAATGGCTTTGAAAAAGTCGCTAATATCTTGTGCTGCGGCCTTAATCTTGCCGCTTTGATTTAACTGATCAAACGTAGTGTTAAGGTCTTTAAGTAAATCAATCGCCACTTGATAGGCGCCAGAATCAGCAATGATCTGCTTAAACGACTCCCACTTATTCGAGAGAAGATTTAACTGACCACTTAACCGATCGAGACTTAATGCCGCTTGACCATTGGCTTGCTTGCCCATTTCGTCAAACAGTTGCTGCATCACATCACGGCCAAGCTTGCCCGCTTCACTCAGCTTACCCAGTTGGACCGTGTTTTTACCTGTGACCTTTTCCAGCAAATCCCACACGGGAACGCCGCGTTCTACCAGCTGCAGGATTTCTTCACCTTGCAGCTTTTGCTTGGCCCACGCTTGGCCTGTGGCAAGGATGATGCCTTCTAGTTTTTCTTGGCTACCGCCTAGCTTAGCGTTGTAATCGACCATCGATTGCAATGCCCCATTCATGGGGTCAATGCCGAAGGTTTTTAACGAGGCGAAGGCTTGCTTAGCGCTATCGAGCTGGGTACCTGTGCGGTTAGCAAAATCCTTGATCCACGCCGTTGCTTGCTCGCCACCCGCAATACTGCCCATCATGGCAGTCATTTGCGCACTAAAAGAGGCCGCTTTATCGCCTGCGGTGAGGATTGACTTTAGGCTTTCCCATAGGCGATCTACGCCCACATAGGCGCCAGCCATCGCAATGAGTGAGCCCGTTGCGGCTTTGATGTTACCGCCAAAATCACTCGATGATTTTTTGCTTTCATCGAGCAATTTATTGTGGCGAGCAAGCTTATCGTTTACGCCCTTAAGCGCGATTTCAGCGGCGGCTTGCTGGGTCTTTAAGTCTTTGCTGGCATCAGCCAGCTTGTTCATATCAATACCGGCTTTATTCAGCACGGTTTGCTGTTTGTCTAACTCCGCCTTATTGCGGCCAAGGCTAGAGCCGAGTTGATTTAACTCAGTGCGCGCGCCCTTAACCTTAAGCGCATACTCGGCCTTGCTACGACTCGCTTTTTCTACTTCATCACCGAGCTTATCCAGCCCAATACGCTCTTGATCGAGTTCAGTGGCTAGCTTACTAGCACTATTGGCAGTGTTGATTTGTGCGGTTTCAAGCTGCTGTAGATCATTCTTCGCTTTAGATAACGCCTGTGCTTGTTCTTTGCTGGCCTGAGCGCCTTTATCTTGCGTTGCCGTTAAACGCTCAACTTCGGCGCGAGCGGTAGCAAGCTGTGCATCGTATTGACTTAGCTCCGCAACGGTTTGGCTATACTGAGTTTCCAGTTTACTGGTTGAGGTTGCCGCCTCTTTTTGCGCCTGCTCGAGCTTTTTTGCCTCAGCGGTGGCTTGCTTTTGCTCTTGCTTTAATTTATCCAGCGCTTGAGCATTATCAACATAATTACGCTCGCCTTTTTTAATGGCTGCACTTAATGAATCAATGGCTTTTATCGCTTCTTGCTGCTGCTTGAGCTCATCAAGCTGCTCGTTGAGCTTTTCGCTTTCGCGCCCCAACTCCTGCAAGGCTTGCTCAGACTTTTTCGCCTCTGAGGAAAACAGATCTTTGCCTTGAATGATTAAATTAATCACTTGGTCTTTAAAGCTCATTTATTATCCTCATATCGTAAAAATAAAACACACGCGCACGAAAACGGCTGTGATCGAAATGTCTCGACCACAACCAATTAGTTTGTAAACTCAGGGATTAGGTGGGTTGGATAAGGCACATAATGGTGGCCGTTTCCTGTGGCGGTAGTGCGAACCTTGTTCAACCCACCGCTTTAAATCAGTTAACTGATAAGTAAAATTGACAAACGCGCCTTAGCGGGGCGATACTATTTCGGCATTGGCAAAATCCAGTGCCGGGATTGAGACCCCGCAATATCACAGGCGCAATCATGTCGCCAGCCTAGTGCTGGTTTTTTATTGCGTGACTCGGCGCACCACTTCTATGGTGAGCTGGGCGGGGCAACCTTCGGGTTGGCCGCTTCCTGTGATGCGGTAGTCTCAACCCCGTTCAGCTCATCACCACTAGATTGAGACCGACTGGTGATGATTTATCTCGATCACAGGAGTGTCACCCATGAACCTACAACAGTCTAAAAACACCCCCGCACAACTGGTATTTATTAACGGCCTGCAAACCATTACTAGCTCGCTGATCGTTGCCGATTATTTTGGCAAACGGCACAGCCATGTTTTGCGCAAAATTGACGAAATACTTGTCGAAGCTCCCAGTGAATTTACGTCAGCCCATTTTTGGGCTAACGTGCAAAATCAACAGGTTGGCACCAGTCAGCGCGATTTAAAGTGTTACCACCTGACCAAAGACGGGTTTATGTTTTTAGTCATGGGTTTTACGGGGGCCAAAGCCGCCGAACTGAAGATCAACTTCATTAATGCCTTTAACGAAGCCCAAGCCCGCCTCTCCCGCACCCAAAGCCCGTTTGAACGTCAACGCATGTTATTTACATGGGAAGGCGGTAAGATTGTCAGCTCGCAGCCCATCGATGATGATCAGTTTGTCACTCGGCGCGATAAGCTGGTCAACTATATCCGCGAACCACGCTTTTTATCCCTTGAGCAGTTAATCGAAATTAGCGAAGCCGCTAACCAACAAATCGCCTGTATCGCGCGTATTGGCCGCGAGCAAGCACGACTAGGGTAAAGTGACAGTTAAACGCCCATAAAAAATGGCTACCGTTTGGTAGCCATTTTTTGTTTGCACTGTTGTCTGACTTAGCAGTATTGCTAACTCATTAAGATCTCTACGCCCTGTTTTTTGACGATATTTAGCAACTTTAATGCGGGGCCATCGGGATGACGTTTACCTTGCTCCCACTTTTGCACGCTTGATAACGATACATTTAAATATTGTGCAAACACAGGCTGGCTTACCTTGTTACTCGTACGCAACTCTTTTATGTCAGCGGCAGAAAACTCTGCTAGCTCAGGTAAGCAAAGCGCGTCAAACTTGCGCATGGTTTCTGGCGGCATGAGACCAGATGCATGTAACCCTTGGGCGGTATTATGTAATGACTTAAGTAAGCGGCTCATTTCTTATTACCTCGTATAACTCTTTATCTTTTATTGCTTTAGCTAACTGAGTGTTGTTGTAACTCATTAATAATTTAGCTAATTCTAACAGCACAGCTTTTTCGGTTTTAGTAATATTATCGCGTTCATTTTTAGCAAAACCAAACATGTAAAAAGCTTTATCTTCAGAGCGAAACGCAATCAATGTACGAAAACCACTACGCTTACCTTGATTTAATCTGGGTACCCGTTTTTTTACGACACTGCCACCCAAGTTTGCATCAATTAAACCACGATCCATTTCGTCCACTGCAGCTAATAAAGCGGCATCTTCAAGGCCTTCATCATTTGCCCATGATGTAAATTCTGCGGTTTTAAATATGCGCCCCACTCTTGTTCCTAAGTGTAGTACTGTGTCCTATGTTTTCAATGGTAACACTGGGCTATTTTCTGTGCAAGCAACAGTGCAAGTAGGGTAAGCAAGCTCAATTGCATGAGCTTGCTGTTACATTACTTATGCTGCGCTACGGACGAAGAACTTAGACTTACCCGTGGCAACGATTGAGCTGTCAGCGAGTACAGCACCTTCAATATCGAAGCTACCGTAATCGGTACCGATCAAGTCTAAGCCTGATGTGGGTGTGGGCTTCCACTTATAAAACTTCAGCATCCACGGTTTACCGGTTGAGTCGTTAATACCATCAACAACCACACTGACCGTTTTGCCAGATTCCGTTAATGCCTGCAACGCATTACCCGCTTGGCTGGTGTAGCCAATGGTTAATGTTTGGCCTGCTGTAATGGCGCCAGTCGATAACGCGCGGATACCTGCGGCACTGACAACATAATCTTCATCAAGTACATAAGTCACATCACCCGCTTCATTTTTAACAACAGGGGCGATACTGGTATCAATCATTTTTGCGGTTTGCGCTAAGCCATCGAGCACAACGATAATTTTTTCATCTGCAACGGGTGTTGCAGTTAATACATCAATCTTACCGCGCATAGCTAGCGCTAAGTTCTCGTTGTTAAAATCGTAAAAGGTCGCACTTAATTTTACGGATTTAATCAAAGTGACTTCATCGGCATAACCTCCGCCACCACGGTAGTTGGGCAAGGATTTGGTTTCTTGTTCGATAGCGAGCTTTACGCCGCTCACGTTGCCACAGTCACGGCCATCGATATAGACGATCGCTGAGCCGATGTAACTTTCGGTTACTATTTCACTCATAGTGAGTCTCCAAATTTAACGGTATTAACAAGGGATAGGGTGATAACCGCTAGGCCATGTTTTTCATGGGCTTCGGGCATGATGTACTTGCAGGGCTCAGACTCTTTAAAGCTGATCACCGAGGGCAACCAACTGGGTTTCTCGGTATTACGTTCATCTTTATAAAACGTACTGCGAATGGCGCGAACCAAGTTAATGAGATCGGCTGTCGGGTTGGTTGACTTGGTTAGATTGATACCCGCTACCACTTGCAGCACCAAATCATCACGGTAATTATCGCGACCATTTACCGAACGAGCTTCATCAGTGAATGGCTGCAAAAAGATAAACTTCTTTTCAGATGCGACTGATTGCACATAAAAACCTTCGCGCACAGTGGCGCCGTCAACCAGCGCGAGGCGGTCTAAAATTGCTTGGATCATGGGGCTGTCCTTTCGGTATTTATCCTTTAGGCATTAACGATTAGCGTACTGGCCATATTTATTTCGCAGATGAGCAATAATCGGCGGCTCAATATCGTCGCGGATCTTGCTAAAACTGCCTGCCACTGAAGGGCCGTACATCGCTTTTTGTCCTTTAAGCTTTCGCCAACTGTTATCACCTTTCTGGCGTTGGAACATGATTTGATTGCCATTGCGACCAATCAAGGTAAAGGTGCCTTTAAACCATGTAGGTTGATTTCGTAGCACACTGATCATGTGACCGTCAGGCCGAGAGCCGCCGTTCTTTCCGGTGCGGGTTAAGGCTCTGGCAAAACGGGTTAATGTGCTGGCACGATAACGAGCGGTGATAAACCCTTTTAAACTGCGTGGGTCAAAACTGACAGATAGATGCTGCTCAATGTAACTGCGGGAGCGGAAACCATAACGGGCAAAAATGGCATCGACCGCCGCTTTTTCACCAAACTTTACTGAGTCCTCAATCGCCCGATTAATCGCTGGCGCTTGTGCATCACGAATGCGGTTAAGTTCCTTTGTTACCGCCTCCATGCCTTCAATCTTTATGCGTGCCATAGCTAGGCCTCAATCTGAATATAGATAAAGGCCACGCTGACCGAATCCATGCTTACCCTTTGAGTGAGCCGTCCTTGCTGGCCGTTGGGTACAAACTCACCTGCAGAATCAACTGTGCCTAGCGCAAACTCATCACCTGAATTTACCGCCCCTTCGGATTGTAAAAACTCGGCACGACTGATTAGCTCGGGAATATATTCATTAGACGAGGCCGCAATTTCAGCGCCGTTATCATCCAAATTCACCAGGCGAGTAAATGGCGCGGAGCCATCGCTTGGGGTAAAAAGGCACGGATCAGCCAAACGCTGAAATAGCCGCACCATTTTACCCCGCACGCGTTCGGTAAAGTTGTTGCCAACGTTAGGCATTGATCTTCACCCAGACGCTGGTAGATGGATTGCCAGCACCCAGCCACGCTTTACCGACTCGCGTATTATCAGTCGCAGTAGCAGTGATCACCTTAGCGGTATCATCCCAATACACATCATCGCCTTGGCCGATATCAGCTGTATTGGCTTTGGGTAATTCAACAACGCCTTCAGTAATAAATTCGCCAGGCGTGTTAGCAGGGATATTGGCTAAAGCAACGGCCAGCAAGGCGCCGATTAACAATGCCCCGCCGCTAGTCACAACAACTGTTGGGGTGAACGTGATGGTCTTGCCATCTTGCACATAATTTTTCATGAGAGTGTTCCTATCTTTAAATCAAGACTTAGAAAAATGGCTATCGATTGATAGCCATTTTTAACAGTGGAGATACCAGTTAACTTGCGACAATTACACGCCTGTTGATTTCACCAAGCCACGGTAATCAAGTGGAGCCACACCCGCATCGATGCGCACTTTGGTGGCTACGCCGTCAACAGTAAAGCCTTGTTGCTGTTCGATGTAAGGCGTGTCGATGCCATCGAGATAAGCTACTTCGATGGTGTCATTACCTTGTCCAGCGGCTAAGTAGTAAGCCTTATCGCTAACTAATTTCAGACGAGACTCTGAAATCACTTCCGCAAAATCTTGCATAGGATTAGCAATACCTGCATTGATATCAGCACCTTTTACTGAGCTCGATTTAATGATCTGAGTCAGCGTACGTTTAAGATTAGGTGGACATAAAACAAACTCAGGCATGATGTTTAGTGCCCTTGGCGTTTTACCGCCTGTGGTTTGGCTTTCCATCAACTCAGCCAATACCGCTAAACTTTCCGCACTGGGTACGCCTGAACCTAAGTTCTTATGGTCTGCATGGAACAGGTTTTTCCCATCAGCCATCAGCGGGTTACCAGTTAAGATAGCAAACACTAAATCGCCAATCGTTGCTTTCGCTGCAGCACCCATTTTTTCAGGGATGGTAGTCAACACTGTCATATCATCATTAATGATACATTGGCGGGTGATAGAGAAAATTTCACCGTAGGTCGCTAGTGCAATATCTGCACCTGTATCACCAAGGGTAATATATTTATATTCAGCACCTTCACGGACTTTTCGTAAGCTGCCAAATTCTTCCAAACCAACACGTTTAGAGACTTTAAAGTCACTAAGCTGGCCTTTACGGGTAAAGCGCTCAAAACTTTCTTGCGCAGCAGTCCAACCTTTTAACACTGACTTATTAGCCACATCTAACAAGATATTGCCAAAATCACTTGAGCTATGAGTAAACGCTAATGCGACCATTTGCATTTGATTAAGCCCAGCCATGCCGATACCGCGATCACCCAGTGAAGCTCGAGCTAACTCTTTCAAGTTATAGCTGGTATAGCCGTTTGATGCTTCGGCTTTCTCATAACCAGCGCGAGCCATTAAGTGAGCACGAATTGAATCACCCACGATGTTACCGTTGCTGGCATGAATAATGACACTTTTAGGCTGCACGGCGCACGGCGTAGTGTTCTCACCCAACTTTGCCAAGATCATGTCTTTGGCTTTATCAGCATTGATGTTGGCATCGGCAATACACTGATTACGTAACTCTGCTAACTCAGGAAAGAAAGTAAATGCCGCATTGATACCGTTCATACGCTCAGTATTAAACGCAATCGCAGCCGCTTGAATAGCTGTGGTATCAGGTTGTGTTGCTGCAGGCGCAGGCAACTGAGCATTAGGTGCTGCTGGTGCTGGCACGAGTGGGTTGGGAGCACTGTTACCCTGCGGTGCAAACAGGTTTTTGAGAGCTTCAGGCATATTAGTAAAATCCTTAAGACGTTTTGAATTAAGTGATGCCGCCATTTGCAGCGGATCGGTGAGGGTGTTGGCAAAACCTTTTTCCACTGCTTCGCGCCCAGTTAGCCAAGTTTCAGCGGCTAACAGAGCGTGGAGTTCATCTTCTGACAAGCCTGTTTTGTGTTGGTAGGCGCCCACTAAATTGCCTTCAACCTTATCGAGCAAGTCGGCGTATTTTCGCATATCTTCGGCATCACCGAGGGTTCCGCCCCAAGGCTTATGCACCATCATCATGGCGTTTTCAGGCATGATGACTTCATCAAAAGCCATGGCAATCACACTGGCCATCGAAGCTGCAAGGCCATCGATGTAGCAAACTTTGTGCGCTGGGTGGCCTTTGATCATGTTGTAAATCGCCATGCCTTCGAATACATCGCCGCCTGGCGAATGAATACGGGCGGTAATGGTGCCCACTTTGCCTAGGGCCTGTAGATCACGGGCGAACTGTTGCGCACTAATGCCCCAGCCGCCAATCTCGTCATAGATCATTAACTCGGCATTACCGTTTTGGGCTTTGAGGCTATACCAGCTATTGGCGGGTTTATTACTCTGGTTCAGCGTTGCGACGGGCACGCTCAGTGCTCCGCTTGGCAGCATTGCGCTTAGCATTACTGATGCTATTGGGGTCTTTTTCACTGTTAGGATCTCCTAGCGAGGGGTCGGGGTCATTGGCCGTGACCATGTTGTTTTCGCGGTTGTAATCCACCTCACGCTTACGCTGGCGTTTTACTTCTGCAGGATTACGGCCACGGGCGCGAGTCCAATCGGCTTCGGTTGCGACGTTGGCAGCGATCATCATTTCCCAGCCTTCGGCCTCTTTGCGTGGGTCAATCCATGGCATGGTGGGCCCGTAGTACACGGCATCAAATAAGGTGCGCATGTCGAGATCAGGCGGTAGCACTAATGGGTCCTGCTTGTTGTGCATTTCCATTTTGAGAAAATTGCGGAACACAGGCCGCGACCAGCCAGCACAAAACCACTGCTGCATAATTCGGTTGGATTCGTCTTGCTCAACTAGCTCTTGGCGCTGGCTTGAATAACTGCCGTTGTAGTCACGGGCAATGCTGGAATAGCTGCCACGGGTACCGGCTGCGGCGGCTTTTAATTGGCCGTTACGAAAATCAACTAAGTGCACATTAGGCCGATTGGATTCAATCATGCCCACATCTTCACCGGGCTTCAGATCATCGAAGGTCATGCCAGGTGCAATGGGGATTTCGCGGCTTGACGATTCACCACTTGAGTCAGGAACAAACATGGCGGCATCGCCGCGCTTAATGTAGAACGCCAGCGCGGCCGCAATCCTTGCCGCTACTCGCTCAGATTCCTCATAGTCTTTAATATCGCCGAGGCGGGTTAAAATGCCGTGGAATAACGAAGCGCCGCGCAGCTGGTGCAAGCGTTTGAACAAGCCTAAGTGCATCATGCTCGATGCGGGTATCACTTTGGTTTTGTAGCGAAAGCCAACTTGATCAGCAGGGTGATCGAGCAATACGTGATAGTTAACCACTTGACCCCAGCCGTTAACCTCAAGCCCTTGGCGTACCCGCTTTGCTGGTTCGTTTAACTCATAGGGGATAAAGTCGGCTTCTAAGGCTTCAATGCTATATTGAGTGCCTTGCTCATTTGGGTGGCCGAACTTAGCCACTTTACCTATAACATGCTGGCCAAACACATCACCATCACGCAGGGCGCTACGTAACACCAAGCGCTCTAATTCAGGGCGACTAAAGCGGCCAGTAACGTCACACTTAAGCGACCATGCACCGAAACGGCGTTGAATATCGTTGGCTAAGTCATCAAGGATTTCACCGCTAATACTGCGCGGCTGCGGTTCGACCACAATCCCTTGGGCACCGATCACCCGTTCTTCCATGCGGTCGAGAATGCCAATGCTGAGATCATGATTTTCATCTAACCAGCGCGCTTGCTCACGCAGGCTTTTACCTGCCGCAAATACCGCTTGGTTGGCGCCGCGACTTTCCTTTTTAGCGCGATGCGTGCGGCTTGGGCTGGCGGCTTCATACCCTTTCAGGTTGCGGTAGCTCATTGCGGCCGCTTCACGCTGTAATGCTAAACGCGGGGCAAATATCGCCAGCGCATCATTGATAATGCTCATGTGTTGCTCCGACTTATATTTTTAGACATGCCCTATTAATGCGGCTTGATTAGTTAAAGCTGGCTAACTTGACGCCACCCTGTGGGCGGCTAAAGGCATTTAAACGGCGCTCCCACTCAAGCCGACCTTTGCGAATTTCGCCTAGGTCCTCTGTGGTCATGGTTTTGCCGTTAATCGTGGTTTGCTTACCTGCCAACACATCAAGCTCGGCCTTAAAGTACGCATCGATCATCTCTTGGCATTGGGTTTTGGTCATGCTGTTATCCTTGGCTTTATTGGCATTAACTACAGCCAACCGCCAGAACTGCCACCACCGCCACCGTTTAGGTAAGCAGCATTTGCATTGGCCTGTTTTACGGCTTTGGGTTTTGGTTCTTTGGGTTGGTCGCTTGATATGGCGATCGGGGTAACTTGTGAAAGCTTGTCGAGATTGATGCCGAATTTTTCTATCGCGATATACAACGCGGCCAAGGCGTAAACGAAACAATCTAACGCCTCGTTGCGGCGCTTTTGGTTGTCCCATTTATAGATGATCCGCCCGTTTTGGCGCACCGGCACCTTGCGTTCGCTGGTGAGCTGTTGCAGCTCAACGTCATCACATACCGCTTCGTTTAACGGGAAGTGAATTGCACCAGGCTTACGCACATCAACATCAGGGGCAATTCGCAACATCGACATCAACAGCTCTTTGGCGTTGTCGGTACCAACCTCCGTTAAGTAAACACCTTTGGCGGTTCGCTTACGGGGGAAGTTGGCGATCGGCTTGCCGTAAACGTTGGCACCTCTAATGGGTATAACCCGCATTAGCCCAAGCTTTTTACTCATGGCGTAAACGTCATCGGTGTAGTGGCCGCCTGAATCCCAACCCACTACGCCGATATTGAGCACAACGCCATCAGCACGGGCATAGCTTTGCGCAATACGCTCAGCCACTTTGTCTTTAAGCACTTGATCAGCGGGATCACCATGGAGAATAAAGCGGTCAATTAGCGCCGCCTCTTTACCCGCACCCCAGCCCCAAACACGGCCTTCGTAACGGTTATCTTGGGTGTCGATACCGCAAGTTAAATACACCACCCAATTAGGCACTTTGCCACTCGGGTACATTTCGCGGCGCTTCGCTAATTCTTCCCACTCTAAGCGCTCGCCGTTGTCGTTATCCCATGGCTGGCCTAACTTAGTGTTGACGAAAGTCTGCAGCTTTTCTTTATCGCCTTTGGCTTTAAAGAACTCAGTAACCAGTTTCGCCCAGCTGTTGAGCGAGTTATAGGCCGACCAGATATGAATCGAGATATTGGGCGGCGTGGTGATGTCGTTTCCGTCGGCATCATAAAAGTCTAAAAAGTCTTTAGTGTGGATGCCGGTGTTTTCGCATATCCAAATCGCACTTGGGTGCAGCTCCATATCATCGAGCTGATTGTTTTCGATACAGCAACCACAGTGCTCACACAGATAATAGGCTGTGCTTGGATCGTGCTCACCCTTGGCATTTTTATGCCACTTAATCCCAAAGGCTTCTTCGGGGCCGCCCCACTTTAAATCCTGCAGTTCGTCGCAGTGTGGGCAAGGTAAGTTGAACCTAAAATAGTGCGGTGATTCGCTGCAGGCTTTTTCAATCTGGCAGGTACCGAGCACTTTAGGCGTTGAACCGCGGATCGACTTAGGAAACATCGACAGTTCGATACGAGTATCACCAAGCGATGTGGCGTTACCTTCGTGCTCGATGGATTCATCAAAACCCGCTAGCTCATCGTAGATCACATCATCGGTGGAGATTTCGCGATAGTTAGCTGCAGCGGTACCACCGCGCACCATCAGCGTTTTGCCGTTGGTGAAAATCTTATCTTCTAGCGTGCTGTCTTTATGTTTGCGCCCCATCCAAGGTGCAAGCGCGCGCCAAACGGGGATATCACGTATCGCCGTTTCAACGTGCTTTTTCATGAAGGTTTTGGCTTGACCATCACGAGGCTGATAGATCAACACGTTGCGCTTTTTGTGTTCAATCTTGTAAGCAGCGTTAGCCATCAGCATTTTGGTGTAACCGACACGCGCTGACTTCATTAAGTTAAGCGTGCTGATTTGGTCATTACCCATGGCATTAAGAATGCCAATTTGAAACGGTAAACTTTCCCACTTACCCTCGGTGTAAGAGGACTCCGACGACATGTAAAAGTGCTCGTCGGCATATTCAGAACAGGTGAGCATCGGTGGGCGATAGAACGAACGCAGCCCAGCAGCAACGGCAGCTTTCAGATTTTTAATCTGCGCGGCCGATATACTCATCTAATAAACCCTCAATGCCCTCCGCAAGATCGGCGGCGGTGTTTTGGCTTTTAATCACCTCCGCTTTGATAGCGTCGATTGTGCGTTCTGGAATGTCGGGGAATTTGCGTTTTACCCGTATGTGTATTTGATCGAGCACTGGGGCAATTTGCGCAGCAATGCGATTTAGCACAAAGGTAGCAAAATTAACTTCGACCACTTCTTTGAGGTCTTTTTCGTTTTTAATCTCCTGCCCAACTGCTTGGGCTCGGATTAAGCGCCAGCGTTCGTAGTCCATATCTGGCTTATCGGGATCATCTTCATCGGGTTTAGTGATGGTTTTTTTACGCTCGTTGGCAAGTCTGTTACCCACCACATCGGCCATTTTGTATAAACACACGCGACCGAGCTTGCTGTGCACTGGCACGTCCCACTTATCAAACGCTTGGGTGCTGATCTCAAGGCTTTTGCATAGGTCGGTTTTACTCAGTAGAACAGGCTCGGGTGGTGATGGTTGAATGCGTGCCATGGTGTTCATCTACCTGTTTTAACAGTGCTGCTTTCAGCTGCATCTCCGCTCGGTGTAACTCTTGGGCGCGTAGTTCGTCCTTATCTGTTTGACGTTGCTCACGGCGGCGGCGAAATTCTTGATAAGCAATGTTGGCCAAAAAAGTGAGGAAGGCGAGTAATACGCCAATTAACATCGCCACTTTATCCATAGTAAAGGCACCTCCCAATGTGCTCATTAGTGACGATATATAGGCACTCAACGTAAACCCTTTTTGGGTGGCAACATCATTAATGTATGGATTGTTCATGCTGTTTTTCCGTTCGCCATGTTTCGATGTTATGCAAATCGGTATCGCATTTGGTGATCACGGCTAAAAGTTGAATGATGCAATCGGGCAGATCGGCATTAGCGTCTGAGCTACATTCGGCTGGCAGGCACTGGCTCATTAATGATTGCGGCGGTAACACATATTGGGTCTGCTTGGTGACTACGGTGCGCGCAATAGGCGGCGTGTTTGAGCAGCCGCTTAACATCATCAGGCACAGCAGTATTAGCCCAACTTCGGGTTTGTTCATTGGCTGAGGTCCTTAGTTTTTTTATGGCGTCTCGCTGATCGGCCAGCTGGCGATCAATCTCGGCCTTGGCTTTAGCGGTTTGTTCATTGAGCGCTAAAGCAAAGGCGTAATCCTTAGCAAGCCTGTCACGTTCGATGGCCTGCGCTTGCAGTTCATCGGTAACAACCGTGAGATCATCTTGCAGCATACGCTGGTTAACGGCGGCAGTTTCGAGCTGCGAGTTTTTTAACGCGAGGTCAGCTTTAACGGCGGTGAGGCTAAGGCCAAGTAGCGTTATCACTATGATGAGCGCAGCAATGAAATACAGGTGCAGCGAGCCCGTGGCATTAATGATTTTATTCCACATATAAATCCTTTAAGCAGATTGATTGCTCTTTTGCGCGGCGTTCGACTAAGCCAGGCTGCTTGATGTCACGCGCATAGACAAACCCATTACAGCCGTGTTTACCGCAAGCCTCAGTGAGTTGATGACATGCAGCCACCCGTTCTCCGCGCAGTAACAGTTTGCGCAAGGTGGAGGTTTGAAAGTTACCCGCGCCAAAGTTATAAATCAGACTGAGATAAGCAGCGTGTTCACCTTCGGTAAGTTGCACCGGATACGTTAGCCGCCGCAGCTGCCGATCGGCTTTGCCTAAATCCTTGGCGAACATTTCAATGCATTGCTGCTCGCTAAAAAACTGGTTGATCTCAAGCTCGGGGTCAGTGTGGCCAAAGCAAGCAGTGATAACTTCCACCGGATCAAGATAGGTGTGCAGAACGGGCTCGCCGTTCGGCGCTTCAGCGGGGGCAATCAAATTAGCCCCCGCCAACGCGACAGCAGAAGAAAGCCCCAGTGCCATGAGCTTTTGCTTTAATGACATAGGTCAGTCTCCTTTAAAATGAGGTTAGCCTTAGCGCGGCCAACGGTTAGATCAACGGTGAGGTAGCCGCCTCTAACTGCTGATGTTTTTAGTGTCTTTCAACGTCCGTAGCGGCAATGTCGAACACCACGGCAACACATACCCACCACGGCCACCATTGCAGCGGCCGCTTTTGTTCAGCTGGGGTTAGCTAACGAACAGCTATTTGGATGTTTGCGAACAAGAAATAGCGCCAAATAAAAAGGGCCCCTAAAAGGAGCCCTTGGCAGAGAAATAACGTGCGACTGAATAAATGTAACCTTAGCAAGCGTATACAAATGTACTCGATTTTAAGGGCCTTGAAAGCGGCAAATGTGCCGCATAAAGCGACAAAAGTGCCGTTTCGGAATTTGTAAATATGTGATACGTGAAAACTTAATCACAGAGGATTTATCATTTTACTTATCGCTTAAGTGATTTGAGTGATAAAAGCAATTAGCTGAATTTACATTTTACTTATCACTTAACTGATTTAGCTATTTTCAGCGGTAGGCAACACGAACCATGAGAACCATATTCCCAACGCCAAGAAAATGGTCATCACGTAAAAAATTCAGATAAGGGGAAACAGGATGATCGAAGGATCAAAAAACGATCTGACAAAGTTGTTATATTCGGCGGCAAAAATGACCATCAAACATTACTAGGCACACACTTAATAAAATTAAGATAAATCAAAATGATAGGTTAACATTTTGTTACTTGAATTTCTTTAGATTTTAGGGGGCTCATAAAACAACAACCAACCTCCCCAAAATTCTCATATGTAGTGAAGCATTGCGCGTCACTGCCCCCGCAGTGAAGGCAGCCGGAAGGACCCGTGATGATAATAGGTCGCATCTAGCACTGATGATAACCATTCTCACTTGACCGATGCGCACCTAACCTATTGACAAAGGTGATATTTCACAACCAAACAACTCGTCGCGATAGTACTTGAGTTCTGCTATCGACTCCCGAATATCGGCTAAGGCTTCATGCTGATACTGCTTAGCCTTAATCGCATTACGCTCAACCTCAGGCGCCCAAGCTCTAGCTGCGAGCCCTAATGCTGATATGTCTAGCTGTCTGTAATGCATGTACTCATGAAGCTCAGGCATTTGGCACATGATAAACGAACGATCAAGCATGATTGAGTTACCCGCAAACACCACACCAGTCTTAGCTTTACGGTCATGCTTAGGTATTCCCAGTGCTTTCAGGTGTTCGAGTACCATCTGCTCAGCCTGTGCTAACGATACTGATGAGGCACGAACAGCAGCTAACAACCCACTCTTGGTATGCACATCTATCGCCCACTCATGTGACCTTGCAATGTGTTCATCGTCTTGATGCACAACAATGTGCAGCGCTTCACCCACTTGGTTTAGCTCACTATCAGTCACGATAAAGGCCAGCTCAAAGATAGGGTAATACTCCATACCCAGCATCCCATTGTCTAAGCGGCCGTTAAGTCCACCCGTTTCTAAATCACCAAACAAAAAGAATTGCTCCATCACCCACCTCACTTTGCTAATTGAATCTCTGCTCTTCTCAACCAATACACATACGACTTCTTGCTATCGAACCCCATCAATGCCCACTGGCCTTTGCACACGTAACAGGTGCGAATCGCCCGAATACAGTTTGGTGATAACCGCTCAATCATCCTATCGAACTGGACCACCTGCTTAGGAACGCTCAACTCCCTAACCAACGCACATCCATAAACCTGCACCTCGCCTAACTTATCGCAAGCACTGCGATTAGTGAAACCTTTACCGAGTTCTTGGAACGCCCAATAGCGCCCCCAGGCATTGAGCCCAGCACGCAGGGATTTCATGTTAATAACCTGCTCTTGCGCATCACATACTCGCATTAGCCACCTCCGTGATCTGTTCTATCGATAAATGAAATACATCATCCACTATTGAGCGCAGGTGGTTATAAGGCACGTTACTCTTGCCATTCTCCCATCGCTGATACGTTCGGCGGCTTATCCCGTAAAACGCCGCCACTTCGTCCTGAGAAAGCCCCTTGATCGCCCTGCCTGTTTTTAGAATTTTTGCAGCTGGATGACTCATAAAACCACCTTATTTAGTGCCATTGCATACTCTTGTAAGGCTGATGCAACGATCATCACAGCCACCCACTCGCACCAAGGGTTTGAGCACTCCCAACATTCTCAGACGATCTAGGGATTATCTCGGGCGCAACCTCACTAAAACCGAGCGAAATTAAATGCGCGTGATACGCATCAAGCGCACTCAACATACCCTTATCCAACGTCGAATGAACATAGGTACGCAAAAGCACAGGCAAGGCATGATTAAGCAACCGCTCACCCACCATAGTATCCACGCCCATGTCTTGGATAATCGTCCGGCAGAGCTTGCGCAGATCATGCGAGGTAAACTCTTTAAACCGAATCGTCTCACTCCAATAATGCGCAGTGCGCTGGCTAATAGCGCCCACATCACCCGCAAACAAAAACGCCCGCTTACCCACATTTTTAAGCTGCCACTGCAAATAATGCTGAATAAGCGCCTTAGCCGTAGGCGTTAACGGTAGCCGGTGCTCTTGGCGGTTCTTCGCGTTCGCCGCAGGAATAAACCAAAACTCACCCGCAAAATGCTCCCATCGTGCCAAACGGGTTTCACCAATGCGCGTGCCGAACATCAGCATCAACATAAACAACATCGCCACCGGCATAAATGCATCCCGCAACGCAACAAACAACGGCCCTAAGTCCGACTCCATCAACCGCGTATCAGGCTTAGGTGATAAGGTTAAACTCATCGTCACTCGATAACCCATCAGAGGATTAAGCAATAACAACCTAAAATCAGCCGCCAAACTCAACGCCCGCTTAAGCACATTCACACTCAAACGAATATAATGCGGCGCATACCCCTCATTCAGCATCAGCTTCACCAACGCACTATCCACCACCAAAAACGACAACTCAGCCAAGGCCACATCCCCCAACTTAGGCAACAACTGCTTACGCATAATCGACCTACAGTTATCGCGCCAGCTCGGGCTTAACGTCGTATTACCATCCAAATAATCCCCATACCACAACAGCAAATCAGTCACAGTCGCAAACTCACCGCGCAACACATCCGCGCCCGCACTGCGCTTAGCCAGCATCACAGGTAAATCCGCCAAAAACGTCTTAATACACATGCTTGGCCATACGCCTTGCTTCTTCCAAACCGTTTTATCGCCCTCATTGATCACCAAATGCACACTCGCCTTCGTCCTATCCGCCGTCGCCCGTAAACGCAGCTCAGGAAACTGCGGGTCCCTAAAATCCCGCGTCAAACCGCCACGTAACCAACGGCGCAGCGCAGCATCGTTCAACTTACCCACCTCAACCCCGCTAGCAGCCATCGTTTGCCCCCTTAAGCCCTAGGTTTGCCCGTAAATTGGCAATAATCGATTTCGCCTTTGCCGCCTCAGTGGGCCGCGTCACCGTTTCAGGTAATGCCTTTGGCAACTCAACATCGGTCAACTCGCCACGGCTAAAGCGCCTGCATAACACTTTGTAATTGCGCTCAAACGTCATCAACACGTCCTTTTCAAGCCCAGTCGCAAACATCCAACTGCCCGTCTCGCGCACCGCTAAGCGCACCACATCATGGCTCCACGTATGCTTGTCAGGGTGATGGTAATGGCGCGTTGCCTCCTTAAATGCGGCTTCCAACTTGGGCAGCCCCAAATCACAGGCCGTGGGTTGGCACCACAAAGCAAACTGGCGCGGTGTCGGCCAAAACTGCCTATCGCCCTGCTCGCGTCTAGCGCGATTCAGCCCCGCTTGCACTTGCTCGCGGCTCGCAATCCCTTGCGCGGCCAAGGTTTTAAGCCACTCACCTTTGTGGGTCGCTTCGTCCTCAGGCCGCGGCGCACTCACAGGGAACAACACCCGCAACTTGCTAAACACGCTGTCCACAATCGCCATATCCATTGCCGTCGGCTCGGGTTGCGCCACCCGCGCGCCCTGCCCAACCAGCGGCTGGCGGATTAAGGTCTGCAGTGATTTCATGCTCGTATTTTGCTTGGCAGTCATATCAAGGGATCCTCAGGGTCATACACCGCATGGCGCCAATCCACTTGCCCAACGGCAGTTGCTATCGGTCTTGGCAACGGCGTTAGCCAATGGCGTTCACGGATAAACTTGGTAATACCCAACACAAACTGGCCGTTAGCGCTAAAGCCCCAACTTGCATCCAGCGCCGCAGCCTCCTTCAACCACGTCACCGCCAACACGCAATCGGCATCAGTCAGCTTTTCGGCCTTCCACGCTTTCCACGCAGCCGAATCCGAGCCGCCTTTGCGATGGGCGGGATAGGCTTTGAAAAACGCATTGAAAACCGACTTAGCACTCGTTGCTGGACAACTATCTTTTAAAGATTCCTTGATAGGTTCAAAAGAGTGATAGATTCCGGTGCTATCTGGTGGCACAGGGGGTCTGCTATCTGGTGGCATACCTATGCTATCTGGTGGCACCCCTTCGGTGCTATCTGCTAGCACAGGGGGTGCTACCTCGTAGCAGATTGAAATCGTGTAAATATTGGTTAAATTTCCCTTAGGTCCCTTACGATTTTTAATCGTCACAAAACCCATATCAACCAAGGCCGCAATATGCTTTCTCACCGTGCTATGACCAATCTCGCACTGATCAGCAATATGCTGATGGCTCGGCCAACACTCACCATTATCGTTCGCGTTGTCGGCCAGCTTAATCAACACCAGCTTACGCAGTGGATTACCCACCTTGGCCTTCATCGCTTTTACCATCAATTCCATGCTCATAAGCCACCGCCTAACTGCGCGACAGCCAGCACAAAATTGACGAAATCATCATGTATACGTAACATGTAATCGCCTCTCTTAGGTATTAAGCCCGCGCCTGTCGCCAAACTTTTGCGGGCTTTCTTATTCTCGATAAGTAATCGATGCGTGTTCGTGTACCGTCATCAACAACCCGCCTTACCGCCATGACTCGCTAAATACGGATACGCCAGCTCTAACGCCGCCATGCTCGCTTGCGTGGTTGCCGCCGACTCTTTTAACTCACGGTGCGCCGCCACTAACTGCTCGCGCTTGGGTTCACTGCCCAAATGGATCACCGCCACTTGCGCCTCGGCGTTCTCTTTGGTCAACGATGCCGCCATATCGGCCACATGCAACACATGGCCGTCACTCATGCGATCCGCTATCACCGTCACCCCAGTGCAGCCAAACACATCGTTGAGATACTGCACTCGCAAATGCTCGGGCAATGCCGCCACCAGTGCTTGCTCAACATGAAACAAGCGATCCACCTGCGGATGCTGGCCCTCATACTGGCCAAGCCAACGGAACAACTTTTGGGCATTAATCCGCGCATCGTTGTGCACGTCTTGCGTGCTGGCAAAGCTAATGCCCTCCGCCGCCAACACCTCGCTTAGCCCGAGGCGCTCAACCGCCGCAACAAAATCAATCGCCAGCGCAAAGCGCGTCATCTTGGGTAACTCCAACACCCGATGAATCGTTTTCATCAACAAATTCAAACGGCTGTCATTTTTACGTGAATTGATTTTCATGTGTACTGTCCTCCTTCAACCTAAAGTGAACCTAAGCCACACTCACCGACTCAGGATTATCTAAAACAATGACGGGGTTAACTTTGAGTGCGCCATCAGTTAGGCGCTCAATTTGATAAGCGCGGAGTTCGGGTACGTCTTCACCCCACTGGCTAATTGCAGAAGGTTTGATGTTCAAAACCTGAGCTAGCTTGGTTTGAGAACCATAAAATTTGACGGCATCATCTTTTGTCATGGGTTGATCTCCACACTGAACAAATAAGTTTTCTTACACAATAGAAAGAAAGGAAACTTATGTCAACAAAAGATAAGATCACTTACATGAAAACACTCGGTCAGCGTATACGCGAAAAGCGTAAAGAATTAGGTATCACCCAAAAAGCACTTGGTGCTTTAGTTGGGGTTTCTGCTGTTGCAGTAACTCAGTGGGAAAAAGATGAGACCGCTCCAAAAGGAGCAAATTTATTTGCTCTGGCTAAATCATTGAAATGTGATCTCAGCTGGCTTCTAAATGGACAAATCGCGACAAAACCTGAATCGAATGCTGAATGGGCAGGTGGTTTTGATCTATGGGACAACGATAGTCCACTGGGTGAAGATGAAGTCGAAATCCCCTTTTACGTGGATATCGAACTCTCGGCTGGCGAAGGCATTGTTGAAGGTATTGAGTATAAAGGCCCTAAGCTCCGCTTTGCTAAAAGTAGCCTTAAGCGCCAAGGCGTAAACACAGATCATGCGGCCTGTGTCAAAGTGAATGGCAACAGCATGGAACCTGTATTACCCCACGGCTCAACGGTGGGCGTTGATACCTCAGCCACCGAGATCGTTGATGGTAAAATGTATGCCATTAACCACGATGGCATGATGCGCGTTAAAATGCTCTACAAACTCCCCGGTGGTGGACTGCGCCTACGTAGCTATAACCTCGACGAATATCCAGACGAACGCCTCGATGCCGACCAATTAAAACAGGTTAAAGTGATCGGCAAAGTGTTTTGGTACTCAGTTCTGTTGTAAAGCATGTGCAACTCGAACTTCAGAGAGGAGTCTTTTTATCCGAATCTGAAGCAACTGCTGGTTATGTAATTGTTGATGAATATCATAGAACTTCAGCCTTGAATTCTTTTAGTAATTCTTCGGCTTTATCTGCGCCATGTTCTGTAACCATTTGCTCCCACATGGGAGAATTCCGAATTTTGTTTTGATATTCTTTTGTCATTTGCTCTATTTGCGATTTTGTCGGGCGCTCGCCTGGCGCGATAACATGCATTCCATCATCATCGACCCAAGCTTGTGCAGATTTCGAATTTACAATTGATATACAACACTTTTTATATTTCTTACCACTGCCACATGGGCAAAGATCATTTCTACCTACTTTATTGCTCATAATTTTCTAAGCCTCGTATGACATAACGTCAGAGTTCACGCGATGAGGCGTTACCCGCGTCAGCGGGCTCGCCGAATTCGCTGTTTAACGACTTGTTAGCCGCTTCAGGCCACAGTATTGGGGTTAGCGAATGAATCGTAGCCTCGGAAAGTTTTGCAGTGTCCTCCCAGGTCAGTCTCAATACAGTAGGTTTTCTCTCTTTATTTTTCCCGTAGTTGTTTTGATCAGAGAAAATAAAATGGGTATCCGTAGCTTGAACACGCCCATGGCCAAGAGCATTTCTTACTAATCGAATGACAGACTTCCAGTCTTCAACTGTTCTTTCACCAACAATGTTGTTTGGAAATTGTAGACCTAGCCTCTTCGCTGTGACCGGAAGGTTTTCGAGCAAGCCCTGTTCAATTTTCTCAATCTTGGCGGATTCCCAAAGCCACACCAAGCATGTGTATGAAAACTGAAGAAATGTTCCTTGATGCAAAAGGCTTGGAGTATCGACCATTCCGTTTCGCTTAGACTCTTTCGCAATGATTTCAGATACAGCAGGTCCTGCTTCTTGCAGCGAATGCATCAGCCGCACATTAAATAATGCCAGCTTTGCGAAGTGATATCGGTCTTTAGCGGTATCCATGTTTTACCTCTGTCGGCTAACGCCCGGCTCAACTGCCATTGGCCGGAGGTCAGATTGCAGCCGCTTGTTACATGCCGATTGTTTAATCTTCATCTTCTTCATTTAAAAATTTTTGTAATGCCATTACTGCGTCATCACTTTCATCCCACTCGACATTTCCAGCTTTTAAGAGCTCAATCATCTTCCTTATTGAGTTTATTTTATGCAATAAATCTCTTAGAGTTTGTGCCATATTCAATTGATTATAATCAAAATTCTCATATTGAATTATCACTTGCTTCATACTCCCATGATGCTGATCCCAGTGCTCTTGAGCTCTTTCAGAATTTAGCGATCTTAAAAGGAATTCATCAGTTGATTCCCGATTCTCTTTCAATTCTAAATAGCTCTCTAGTTCATCACGTTTTTCAAATGCGAGATATTTAAAAAATGATTCATTATAACGGCCTATCCCTGTAACCCGATTAAACAAATCTTGTACAAGCTTATGAAGAAACTCAGCATACGAGCTAATAACCATATCTTTTTTGAAAGATTCAATCTCAAGTGAAGCTTTAGAGTGTATGAAACATAAGAGAGTATCAATATAGATGTCACCGTCAGATTTAATATCATTCAATAAGCTTAACTGAAGATCCCTATCAGAATAGAAATCACGTTGTTTTTTCTGAAGCCTTAGTTGTAATTCATTTATCAGCGAGTTTGACGTTTTTGACAGCTCTTCGCTTTTCGAAATCTTTAGTGATTCCTTACTGTAAGTTTTTGCATCTAACCAGAAGTTATAAAGCGAGTTGTATGATTTTAAAATAGCTTCATCATTATGCTTATTGTGGATACCATGCAACTTTTCAATCACGGGTGAGTAATCAACCAAAACATTGATTTCATTATTTACTGGTCGAAGCAAATCAAAGAACTCTGGAATATTCAAGCCTTCAGAAATATACCCGATTTGACCGTTAGTTTTTCTAACGCCTAAAAACAACTCTGATTTTTTCATGATTTATATAGACTCTATAATGTAGGCCGATGCTGAATAGGCATGTAACGCCGCATTAAGTGGTGAACAACGCGACCACCCAACCTTAAACCTTGCCACACTCAGCACTAAAGCTGACCTAAGCTGAAAGTGCCAAGCGTTGAGAATCCGTCTTAAATGCTTTGTTATGTATTACATGACACGCATAATTGACGTGATAAGACCGCTTAGTGCTTCGGTGTTTTTCAAGAACTTCGACACACTGCTTTCTTTCGTTTTAGGTTCCCTTTGTTCTTTGGAGTACATTATTTGCTCTCTATGTACCTTGGGACTCTCATTTGTGTCTTCCCCCACGATATCTTCAACAAGTCCAGCCTGCTCTTTCAATGCATCAACACGCTGATTGACTATACATTCAAATTGCGAGAATTGGTCTTTCTGATGAGCTAATTGTATTTCTAGCAGCCGAATTTCTCGTTTATGGATAAGATTTGATACAAACCAAGTTAGAGCAACTAAACCAGCACAGAAACTAAAAAACAGCGAAATCATTGATAACCAATTACTTAGAACTATCTCTCCAATGTAGGATGCCAGCTGTTCATTCATTTTAACGTACTCCAAACTCTATTTTCTTGGGTAATACATAACGCATTGCTAAACGGTGGAATAAATTGGAGTGATTTTTGCCTGCGAAGCAGATATGCAAAAAGCGCCACAGTTTATGGAATCCGGTTTGAGCAACTTGTTAGTGCTTGATTTGCATATGATACTCATACATATCCTCACCGACAATCTTGAAGCCCAGTCGTAAATATAGTTTCAATGCAGGATTATCCTTTAACACTGTGAGTGACACGATCTTTGACTGAGCACTGTTCAATACTTGCTGAATGATGCCTCGCCCATAACCTTTATTTTGATGGTCAGGGTGTATTTGAACTTGCATTATCTCAACTTCGAGTTCAGTTGACTCGTATTTGAGAGTACCAACTAATGTGTTTTTATAATGCACCAAATACGAACAATGATATTTATCATCAAGCCTAATTTCATGCTCTTTATCAGACAAGAATTGACCCGATCTTTCTAAGTGCTCAACCATAGTTAACTTGCGCAGAGCTAGTAGATAATCTCGATCTGATTTTGTGGCTTGTTGAAACTCAAATTTCATAGACTTCCTCTACAGCACTAACGCCTAGCACAACGGCGTAGTAATGTTGGCGACTTTTGTGCGTTTCTTTGCGCAAAAGGTGCAAATATTACGGAGTCCGTTGGTGCTACTTGTTAGCTGATTACTCTGCATATTCTTCAATTTCCCATTCTGCACCAACATGTTGACGCCAAGCATGCCAGCCAGGAGGGATATGTGCCACCTCTTTAACCGTAGGGTCTAACTTTACAATTTCAGCCATACATACGAGCGCAATATTTTCTTCTTCTGCATCATCTAATCCGATGAATTGCCAACCATGATCTTCTTCATCGTGGCATACATGAAGTATTGGAGCACCCTCATGAATAATGTCTTTGTTTGTCACCGCCACACAGGTTTCTATCTGATCAAATGGCCAATCACTCATGACTTCTCCTAGCAGCTAACATTTTATTAGTGCGCATGCGCGTTTACCTCATTAGACCAGTGAAAACGCGCACAGTTAACTCTCTGTATGCAAAGAACTTATCAGCTTTTAATCAAATACACCATCCGGAAAAACGCGCATGCGCGTTTTCCAAACCTATTAACTAATTTGGGGTAAGCATATCCACATGATTTTAAATGGTTTATTAATTTTAGACTGGAAAAACGCGCAAATAAATGAGTTAAAAAACACTCAAAAACATTTAAATTTAAATACGACTGTATACCCATACATTGCTAGCCGCTTTACGGTAGGGCCAAACATTAGCCAAATACATGAGAATTTGTAGAGTAACAGGTGAGGGAATTTTCGATTGTTCTAACGAGCAAAAACACTTTTAGGGCATAAAAGAGCAATCTGTCTTACTCATTAAAAATAGCCTTATCTAGTTACACCATAAACCCTCCTTAGTTCAATCGCTTACTCTACCTTACCACTTGTTCAAAAAACCATCAAAACAAAAACACTTAAAAATAAGTTATCTTTCTAATTGACGAAAAAGATAAGTTAACTTATCTTTAGGCCTGTGCCCACTACCGAGGACAGGGAAATGATTCTAGCGAAAGTTCACACCACACCTAAGCAACGCGATGAGTTTCGCCTACTAGTTGCAATACGTTTTGCCAGCTTGATGGCGCTGGCCAAGGGCCACACCGACCCGATGGATTGCCCACGGGTGCAAGCCCGATGCGCCGAACTGGTAAAGCATTTTGCCTATCACCACCCAAGCCCTGCGTTTTACCGCCAGTTCATCCGCCACACAGGCGAACTCGGGCTCAACTTCTGCCTGCGCTTCACTGAGCCCCAACAAGGCTTGTACGGCAAGGTGATGGTGTGGCGTAACGAACAGGCGGCCACTAACGTGCATCCGCTGCAACTCACCCAAGCGGAGCAACCAACATGAAAGGCATCAATACCGCGTTTTTGCTTATGGCCCAGTTCAACAAAGTGATAGTGCCACTGGATCAAATCAGCAAAGAGTATTTTGGCCTCGAACCCCGTACCGCGGCCAACTATGCCAAAGCCGGCCGTTTACCCTTAGCCGCCTTTCGCACCGGTAACAGCAACAAAGCGCCTTGGATGGTCAATGTCACCGACCTTGCCGAATACCTCGACAAGCAACGCGACGCCGCCAAGCAAGATCAAATCAACTTAGCGTAATCAGCGGCTCAGTGGGGAGGTTACTATGTTTTTTGTTTACGGCGTGTCCATGACCTTAGCGAAAAATCAAGCGGCCAAAAAGTGCAGCACCTCAGTAGGCGCGCACCCTAACCGCCGTCAACTGAGCCCCGATGAGTACCAAGCCAAGTTGGATGATATGGCGCAGCACTTGTTTGAAACCATGAAGCCACAACGCCTGTCGCATTCGTTATCGACGCCCGCGCTGTGCCAGCAATATATCGTGTTAGCCATGACCCAAGAAGCCCACCGCGATGTGCATATTCGCTATCACAAGCTGTCGGACAAGGTGAACCCCAAAACCAAGAAACCCATCATCAATCTGGTGGTGTTTAACGGCGAAGCCGCAGCCTAGCCCTGCTGATTCAAAAGGAAGGAATAGCGTATGAACCACTTACTCCCAGGCTTTGAATCACAAGAGCGCGTTGCGTTATTGCTGTCGCTAACCCGCATTAGTTCGCCCGAGGTGATTGCCGCGTTAACGCTGCATTACACCAGCGCCCTACCCGCCGAACGTGCGGCGGCTCGCCACGGTATTGAGCTATCAAACTTTATGCGCGGGCAAAAGAAGTTAGAGCAAATCGCCGCCACGGTTGAGGCCATTAAAGCCATCGACTGGGCCAAGCTGCAATCAAACCCTTTGCTAACAAGCCCTTTGCAACCGAAGCAGGTGGCCTAAATGACTCAATCAGCGGCGTTTCGCCATCTGCTAAATCATTACCGCAGCCATAAGTTAAGCCTGTTACTCAAGGCCACAACGGGCGACAGCATCAAAATCGCGCTGGCGCTCGGCGCGTTAGATTGCCTGTACTGGCAAGCATTGGGCAACGGTTTAACCAACCTCGCCAAGGGCATTAGCCGCACCATAGTGTATTCGTACCGATATCACCCAATGCGCCTGCCCTGCCATTCGCCTGTCAGCCAAACAAGCGGCAACCAAAACAAGGAGGCGGCATGAATACGTTCAGCACTAAAGCGGGCGTGGTCACGCTATCTAAGCCCTACTTCACCTTGATGTGCGATCAACAACAAATCGAAGTGAAGTACGCCCCCAACAACTATCACGGTTGGGGCATTTGTAAGTCTTTTAACGCCATCGAGTGCAGCGACTTCGGCCAAGCCGACGCCGAAGTATTCGCACTCAACGCAGAATCAAAACTCAGGATAAAAGGAGAAGCAGCATGAACACACCCAAGATTAAAGCGTTTCAAGTACAAGAACATTGCGAGGGCGCCGCGTGCATTGTGTTTCATCAACATGCTGCCGCCGCTCGCCGCATAGGTGCGGGCGAACTCAATCTGACCTTTGAAGATGATATGTCAGTGACTCGCTGCCCTGAATATGACCAATACGCTGAGCAAGGCAACGTGCCTTATCAAGTGTTACTGGCCGATGGTTGGTGTTTTACCTGTTACCACTGCGGCAACCCAATTAAAGCCGAAGACGATGAAGGCAATGCGACGGACATTGAAGCAGTGATCTGCGTCGGCGAGGCGTTTTATTGCAACGCGGCGTGCCATTCACAAAAGCAAGCTGACATCACGGAACACAATGCTAAAGCCGAAGCCTTTAAGCAACAGCTGTTATCACTGCGCCCTGATCTGACCTTCACGGCGTTTAACGGTGCATATCCACAACTGTATTGCACTGCGACATTTACTTTTGAGGGTGCTCAATATGGTGGCTCAGTGGCCTATGACAAGGCTGGCGAGCTTGATTGGCGAGTATCAAACACTGATTTGCCTGCATGGCAAACATATCAAGCCCAGCGCCAAGGAGAAGCAGCATGAAGTCGATACAAGCAGCAACAGTTGAACGTGAAGAAGGTTATTGGACCCATCCCGATTTACCCGAGTGGGATGAAGGTGTGACCCGTGTGGAGTGTGAAGCATGGGCTGCACGCCAAGGCGGCGAGTTTGTGGCGATTTGGTTTGAAATGGATGCCCCTGAAAACCTGATCGAGCGTTACTTTGACGAGGGCGACAACGATATCAGCGATTGGCAACCCGTTTGCGACAAGGCCGGCTCATTCTTGCTGAGTATTCACGACACCGAAGATGGCCCCGTCGCGCTGTTCTTTGCGCCGAAGGATAAGGAAGCGGCATGAAGTTACCACAAGCACTATCTATGGCCGCGACTCATAAACTGACAGTGTTACTACCAATTAAAATGGGATTTTTCCTTATTGTTCGAAGCACCAAAGGGCCTTACTCAAAACCATCGATCAATGCTGAATTGAAGAATAAATATCAGATTAACGGTTTTGATATGTTTGAGTGCAATGTAGTCGAGGTCGATTTAAAAGGTAGGAAAGTAATCAAGGAGATCCAAGAGAAATGGCTTCAGTGGGCGGTCACCGAGTCGGATATCAATAACCCCCATTATCTAGTGATGTGAGAGAATCTCTGAACCCCAGAAATACAAAAGGCACCTAAACGGTGCCTTAATTTTAACTACTGCGATTACGCAGCTTTTGCTTTACGACGTCCATGTATCTCAGGACCTTTGAAGCTGTTCGCATCATCTAAATGCTTAGGCGCAGCTTTCGATAAGCCTTTTAAAGCTAAACCCAAACGGCCATAGACTTTATCGACTGATAATGTTGCTTTCAAAGCAGAGGCTTCCATTGTTTTCATAGCCATACTCCTAACAACATTAAAAATTTCAAACATAAAAAACTGTCATCATGCTAAGAGTCGTTTTGATTGTAATACTTCTTCGACTTTACTAAAGAATTCTTCAGTCATTTTTATGGTATCAGTTGCTGCTTTCTCCTCGAAACACGGATCTAAGTAATAATCCGCAACGACTCGTTTTTTTTTCGCTTGCAGCAATTTATAAGCAAGTACTTTACAAGCAACTGGGTCTCTTCTCTCTATTCTCGCACAATCACCATTCAGTAAGTACAAATAAACATCCTGATGAGTTCCACCTGAATCATGGTTATATTGATAATGTTCAAAGCTCTCAATTAATTTATGTAACATTGCGTAATAACTTCTTGCTATTGCCATTCTATAACCGATTTCAGAATTCATACTGATACTATATCGAGCAACGCTAAGAAAAGATTCAGAGTTAACAGCCATGTTCAGCTCCTGTAGCTGTAACACCGGAAATATGAGATACAATAATCCGTTGATTTAGCTCTCTTTCGAACACTTTTTCGATAAAGAACTCTTGGGATTCTAAAAAAGTATTTCCGTCATCGTTATATAAATCTCTTAAAAAATAAAGCACATGAAAAACTTCGTCACTGTGATCATAAGAGCTATCTACAGCGTCAATAATTAAATTAGGATATTTCTCATGAAAATCCATTATAAGTTCAGAATACCCGATTTCATCACCGTTATTATAGTGTGATGTATTCTTGAACTTAAAAAAATCAAGGTACAAAGGTTCAAAAGAATCTTTATTGATATCTAACAAAAGTGACTTCGCTCTACTAAGACATTCTTGAACTAAATCGATTCTAAAAGTCAAATTCCCCATCATAAATATGTTGAAGAGTGTAGTTGACTCGAAAATATTATTCATATTATCTAAAGAAAAACTAACCGCATTTCTATATTTACCAAGCCACTCCATTGCAACAATGTAATTATGGCAAAAGATATCATTTTTTGATAAATTCAAAGCTTTAGAAAAAAACTCTTCACATTTAAAGGAATCGCCATAATGACATTCGAGCATCCCTTGAAGCATATAGCGTTCAGCATAGTCCTCAAGAGATTCAATCTCTCGAAGAAATCTCTTGTACTCCATCTGAGTCAAAACCCGTGTTCTGTTATAAAATGGCAGTAAAGACTGAACAATATCATATGCTTTTGATGCTGGTTGCACCGTCAT